CAGCCGATGGAGGGGCAGTCCCCAAATGACGCTGAGTTTTTTAAGCTGATTAACCCAATAGCGACGTTCATTGTCGGGGCATTGGCAGGACTTATGGCTGGGCAGGGCAGCGGCTCAATCAAGCCCAAGAAGACAGAAGGAGAATGTGATGAACTTCCTGAATAGTTTTGAAAGCAGGCAAGATGGTGTCAACGACACGGTTGAGTTTGTCATTCGTGTGGCTATCGTCACACTGTCTGCAGTTATTCTTGTCGTTGTGCTGGCTCTTGCCGTTGGCTTGTTTGTGTCGAACGACGTTGTGAGCAGCGCAGCTATCCTTGAGACGGTTAACCCTGCATTCCAGACCATCATCGGTGCGCTTGTCGGGCTGCTCGGTGGCCTGAGCCTCAACGCCAATGCGCGTGACAAGGGTGAGCCTGAACCAGAAGCACCGGAGCCGGAGCTAGAAGTCGGTGAGTTTAATAGCGTGCCGTTGATCCGCCCTGTTGATCCTGAGCCAGTAGAAGAAGACGAAGACGATGACATGGAGCCTTGGGAGAAGTATCGCAACGACCTGCGCTATGACACTAATAACGACGGCGTGGTCGATGAGGCTGACTTTCCCGACTGGCGCAATCCGGCGGCATAAATGGTAGGCAATCTCTCCACCGTTGAACTGATTGGCCAGCTTTGGCCTATCGTATTGGCGTTCATTACGTTGACCATCATCCTTGCCAAAATGGATGTGCGTCTCGCTGTGGTTGAGGAAAAGATTAAGACGCTCTTTGAGCTATGGAATAATAGGAAGGACGACAAGTGAGCCTTATAAACCTTCAACAGAAAATAGGAGTAACGGCAGATGGTGCATTCGGTCCGGGAACGTATAAGAAAGCTGCGGCTTTCTATAAATTATCGCCTAATCGTGCAGCGCATTTCTTTGCTCAAACAGCGCATGAGTCAGGCGGCTTCAAGGCTTTTAGCGAAAACCTCAACTACGGGGCCAAAGGGCTTCGCGGCATCTTTGGTAAATATTTCCCGACTGAGGCAATGGCTAGAGCGTATGAACGTAAACCGCAAAAAATAGCTAACCGCGCCTACGCCAACCGCATGGGTAACGGCGACGAAGCATCCGGCGAAGGGTGGCTTTTTCGTGGTCGAGGAGCCTTGCAACTCACTGGAAAATTTAACTATTCTGAGTTTGCCAAGTACGTGAACCGCCCAGACGTGATGACTAATCCAGACCTCGTGGCCGGCGAACTTTGCTTTGAGAGCGCCCTGTGGTTCTTTGATAAGAACAAGCTATGGTCCATCTGCGATAAGGGCATCAATGAAGCTGCTATCCGTGAGTTAAGTTCCCGGATCAACGGCAGCAAAAACCCGCATGGTCTTGACGACCGCCGCATGAAGACGAAGAAGTACGCAGCATGGCTTTAATCAATCCAGTTATGATATACGGATTAGCAGGCGCTTTAATTATTGGCGCAGCTTCTGGGTATAAAGTCCGTGACTGGCAGTGCGATGCAGCCTTTGCAAAGGCGCTGGAGAAGGCTGAAAAGCTACGAGTTAAAAAACAAGAGGTAGTAGATGATGTCTCAAAAACCTACGAATCCGAACGAGATCAAGCCAATGTCGTGGCAACCGAACGTACCAACACCATACGTGAAATATATAAAACGGCTCCTGCCGTTCCTGTTGATTGCGCTGGTTCTGACGCTTTGCGCAGGGTGCTCGAAAGCGGTGTCAGTGACGCCAATGCCGCTGCCGCCGGCAAACCTAGCGGCGAAGTGCCCGACACTACAAAACCCGCCAATGGTAATGATCGACCCTGAGCGGGCTCTTTGGGAAGCTGATATACTTGCAAAATACGCAGACTGTAGCGTAAAGCATCGGTTAACGGTTAAAGCGTGGGTAGATGCAGTAGCTGTAAAGTGATGTAACTTAAATTTTGTAAGGGTATCAGGTCTGTAGATCAAAGTTGTGAAGCCTGAGGAATTGATGTAAGGATTATCACATGGCCACCGCGATGACGTACACCAGCTTGCTCAACGACCTCCGGAATTATCTGGAGCGTGGAGCTACGCTGGCTACCGATCCTTCGGTTTACCTGCAGCTCCCAAGTCTTATTGGCCTTGCTGAACGTCGTCTGGCGAGAGAACTTAAAGTACAAGGTCTGGTCAATGTCGTTAATTCGACGATGATTCAGGGGCAGGCTACATATCCAAAGCCTGACCGCTGGCGTGAAACCGTCAGTATGAGAGTCGGAACCGGCGCTGGCTACAATACGACGCAGGAGATCTTCCCGCGTGCTTACGAATATATGCGGCAGTATTGGCCGAACCAGACTCTCACTGGTACGCCTAGATTTTATGCTGACTATGACTATCAGAATTGGTTCTTTGCGCCAACGCCGTCTGATGATTTTCCTTACGAGCTAATTTATTATGAGCTGCCACCGCTTCTCGGTGATGACGTTCAGACAAACTGGTTTACGGAATACGCGCCTAACGCGCTGCTCTACGCATCTCTTATGGAGGCCGCGCCGTTCCTGAAGAACGAAGAAATTATTCCAATTTGGCAGGCATTTTATGACCGTGCCATCGCGGCGCTTAATGGCGAGGATATTCGCCAGATTGTTGATCGCGGCATTGTTCGCAGGGAGGACTGATAAGTGCCCAGTTTCACAAATACTTTTGGCGGCACAGTCGTCTATCCGGCTGATGTAAGCTATCGTGCAGTAGCTCTTTCAGCAAACGTCACACTAACGTGGCCTACTGAACTCGCAACAGACAGCAATGTGGTTGCGTCCATCATGGATGTTACGCCTTCTGCTGGCAGCCTCACGATCCGTATGCCTGACGCAACTCAGGCAAGCGTCGGCCAGACCGCCTTGTTCTTCAACGTAGGCGCGTTTTCATTCACAGTCGCTGATAACAGCGGCAACACGATCCAGACGATTGCATCTGGTGAAGCGTGGCAGATATACCTCACGGGCAATGCGACCGTTAACGGTACGTGGCGTCCGATCCAGTATGGCGTTGGCACATCATCCCCATCTGCAAGCGCGTTGGCTGGTGCCGGACTCAAGGCAATCACCACGACGCTGAATCAGGCGGCTCCTACAACATTACTATCGTCTAACTACACGCTTACATCCGTTGACCGCGCTCGTGTAATCGTCTGGAATGGTGGCGCTGGCACGTTCACTATGCCGTCTGCTGCTGCGGCGGCCAATGACTGGTTCTTTGACGCACGCAACTCAGGCACGGGCGGCCTTACGATTCAGCCTGCAGGCGGTGAGTTGATTAACGGGCAGGCCAACTTAGTATTCAATCCCGGTGACAGCGCGCGCATCATCACTGACGGGATTAGCTTCTACACGATTGGCTATGGCCAGAGTTCGACGTTTGCGTTTGACTATGTGTCGATCAGCCTTACCGGCCAGCCCAGCCCTTACACGCTAACTGGTACAGACCTGAACCGTATTGCTTACCAGTTCAGCGGCGTCCTGACTGCAAACATGCAGATCGTCGTTCCGAACACAATCCAGCAATACTGGATCCGGAACACTACAACTGGCAGCTACACACTCACGGTTAAGACAGCGGCTGGCACTGGCGTAGCTGTTGTCCAGAATGGCGCTGCGATCATGTACTGTGATGGCACGAACGTCGTTGAGGCCGACACGAATAACCTCAGCGTCCCTGTCTCCATTGCTCAGGGCGGTACAGGCGCAACAAGCGCTGGGTCTGCTCTGGTCAACCTTGGCGGTACATCGCTCGGTATTGGTATCTTCACAGCAGTCAATGCAGCCACAGCGCGTGCATCGATTGGTGCAGCAGCTTCGGGTGCGAACAGCGACATTACCTCGCTCTCGGCCCTGACAACGCCTCTGAGCGTCCCTCAGGGCGGCACTGGGCTGTCTACAGTCCCTACCAATGGTCGTTTGCTTATTGGTAACGGGACTAACTATACACTCGCAAATTTAACAGCAGGCGCTGGCGTTAGCATCACGAACGGCTCTGGCACGATCACGATTACCAGCACGGGCGTCACTGTATATCCGGGCGCAGGCATCCCACTCAGCACGGGAACGTCGTGGGGCACGTCATATGGAACGACCGGAACCGGCGCGAATGTTGTCCTCGTTGACAGTCCCGGACTTACGGGCATTCCAACGGCACCGACAGCAGCGCCCGGAACGAACTCCGTTCAGATTGCTACGACTGCGTTTGTTACGGCAGCTGCATTTTCTGCAGCACTTCCGGGGCAAGCGGGCAACGCTGGTAAATTCATCACCACTGATGGGGCGACAGCCTCGTGGTCATACGTTCCAGTCACTGGCATAAATGCAACTGGTACACTGACAGCGAACACTTTCCTAAGTGGCGCTGGAACGTGGTCAGCTATTCCTGTGGCTGGGATTAACGCTACTGGCACCCTCAGCGCGAACACATTCTTGAGCGGTGCTGGTACTTGGGCTGCAATTCCAATGTTAGGGCTCGCGGCGAGCGGTACACCAAGCGCCAGCAATTATCTGCGTGGGGATGGGTTTTGGGATGTCATCAGTGCGGCAACCATTCTTCCTTCTCAGGCTGGTAATGCAGGTAAATATCTGCGAACTGACGGTACAAACTTGAGTTGGCAGCAAACAGCTGGTATGTCGACGCCCAAGGCGTATTATTTCTCCAGCTTCTAATAGGGATTGAGTCGATGGCGACTGGCATTTTAGGACAAGCTGCACCGGCAGCGATAACCAATACGGTGGTTTACACCGTCCCTGCGTCTACGGTTACGGTCGCTACGATCAGTATTGTCAACACGACGCTTATTCCCATCGCTGTTCGTTTGGCCATCGCGTCTTCGGGAACTCCGGCGACTTCGGAATATATTGAATATGATACCATTATTTCTGCAAGCGGCGTGCTAGAGCGGTCAGGTATTGTAATGAACGCAACTGAAGCTGTAGTTGTTTTCGCCACTTCTGCTGGGCTGTCTGTCAGCGTATATGGTTACGAGGAGGTTTAAGAATGGGCCGCACACTTTCAAGCGATTCCGCTAATGTAATCGCACTTCCTGCTTCGCCAACTGGCTTTACCGCTGGCGACTATGTATATCAGACCACATCGGGCTACGGCTCGGTTCCGTCTGGTGCTTTGGCTACAGGCCTATTTAATGTTAATAACGTTCCAATTGAAGCTTACGCTTCCACGGCAACAACTTCCAACGAGTTTACCTATGTTGAGCAGCTTGGCGGATCGATGGGAAGCCAAGTCGCAGCATTGCTGACCAACGGAAATATTGTATATGTTTACCTAAGTGGCAATACAGCTGTTGGCGCAGCCGCAACTGTAAACTTTCGGATTGAAACCACGGGAGGAACCGTCGTTGTTGCAGAAACCAGCACAACTATGGCCGCGTATTTTCCATATCAGGCGAGTGTTGTCGCCATAGCAAATGGTACTTTCGCTATAGTATGCACGCCTTTGACAGGTAACTACAGTCTGAGCACGCGCTTTTATAACAACGATGGTACGGCTGCTACTGCAGTGTTAGCTGCAGGCCTTAACTTAATCTTGGCACAAGCGGTCTGTCGTCTTAAACTACAGGTGCTTTCAGATAACTCGGTCATTATCGGTTACACGAACAACGCGGTGTTTGAATTACGCCGCGTGACGACAGCTGGGTTTGATGCCACCTTTGGCGCTGCTGGCGTGAGAATCGTTTTTGACATAGGTTCAGCTACCAGTCAATTCTGGGATTACATTGTTGATGGCAGTAATAACATCCAAACGATACATCTTGCGAACAGCGGCAGTCTCGTCATGAGACGCTACAACTCCGTCGGCGTTCAGCAGGCGACTTCTACTGTAAGCACCGGCCTCACTGGCTTGAAAACTGTTGCTATTGCCATTGCTTCGGATGGGACAATGCGTGGTTTTGCTCAGCAGACGAGCGGTATCAATGTCGTTACGTGGAATGGAACCACTGCTGCACTGAGTACGCAAATTGTCACGGGAAGCTCATCCGTTAACGCAGCTTTAGGCGCATTCGCGCAGGGGGCTTCTGGTGGTTATGTATTGTTCTACACATCCGTGAGCGCGACGAACACCATCCCCCTTAACGTACAGGCGTTCAGCTCCTCTAACGTCGCACTGGCATCCGCCGCGACACTTACTGATGCGCAGGCAATAGGTTACCGAACGCAGTTTACTCCGATTGTTGTGTCGGGAGATACCCGCGTTTATTTCGGTCTGTTTCAGGGCTCAAGTGTTAATATGATTACCACTGGGTCTGGTAGACCCCCTATGGGTATTATGTATTTTGCCTATAGCAATACGACATACGGGATCCTTAATTCGCCAACTATTAACTATAATTTTACTGGATTGGGTCCAATTGCGCTGGGCCCCTACGTTAGAAACGGGTCAACTCCCGGAATCGCGAAGTTTACAGTCGGATCAACAGGAACTTACTCATCTACATTTGCCGCCGGGGCTGAACTCATAACAAAAACTTTTGTTGATGGTACAAACACCGCGACACAGCTTGTTCTTGCGCCACTTCCAAATGGAGAGTTTGTGGCTGCGTGGCAACGAACCAACGGGGCAGCCTTCCCGACGTTTATTTCTAAATATAGTTCATCCGGCGTGTTACTGGCCGGTCCTATAACCGTACAAGCAACTGGAGTTTTGCTTGGTCGTCTTTCAGTCGGTGTAGTAAGATTTGCCAATGGGAATATTCTTGTAACATATTCCGATACCATCACAGCGATTCGTTTTCGTATTTACACGTCATCTCTTACCTTAGTCACATCAGGAGATGTAGATACTGCCGCAACGGTTACTAGCAATAGTGGTAGTATTGCTGTTTCCACCTTTGGCGCAGAAACTCATGCTGCCATTGTTTACTCAGATACTAGTGGGTACATGACGACAAGAACGATAAGTGACGCAGGAGTTGTTTCTGGTATTTTGTTTCAAGATACTGGCGCAACTCGATGGTATAACTTGTCTGTTGTCGGCTTTAAGTCAAGTGCATTCTTTGTGGGTGGTGTTTCGACAACTGGAATTAGAAGCGGCCGTGTTATCCGGCAGACAGCGCCTTCCACATTTTCTGCTGGCACCACTTTTGATTTTAATAATGCTGTCACCTATTCCTTCTCTGGGCGCCTATCTTCTCCTATGCCAGCGGTCGGTACTTCGGCATTCATGATAGGTAACGATGCCGGAAATCTTATTATTACAAGCATTAATCCGGGAGCTAATTCCGTAAGCCAGCTCCAATATAATACTCTTCCCACGCCATTCAGCGGTAGTATAACCAGCAGCGGAACGTGGTCTGCTGCTACTGCGTATACTGGCACAGGTACACCGGTAGTTGTATCACAGCGCAACAATACAACAACAGCTCTGACGCTTGCGCCAATTGCCAACAGTACGCTTGAAAATAATACCAGTGTGACGGTGTCTCCTGTAACTACTACGTTACTGACAAATCAGACCAGCTCAAATGTTTGTATATCCGCAATCCCGCACATCGGGGAGGCTGTTCTTGTAGGCTATACTGACAACAACCAATATCCAGCATTTGTCTCTTTGGCAGCCTCCGCTTTCACTACTAGCTTTACACTGACGGCAGGCACTGATGTTTCAACGAGTACGCTTATGCTTACGCCAGAGGGTGGCTTTTCTCTGCAAGGTATTTCAATAACTGCTGCTGCCTCTGGCAATAGTGGCTTTGTGCAAACAACGGGCACTGCAACTTTAAACTCAAACTATTCTGCGGCCACTCCAGCAATCTTCTTTGACTCCCGCAATCCAATTACCGCTGGGACTAATGGTACGGTCGTTGGTCGCACTGTGATTATGGGGAACAACTGATGACTATTCCTACTCCTACTGTACCCTTAATTAGTAACCCCGCCACAGGCGTTTTTGGTAATGGGCTGTTCCAAGTGTTTGGCGCATCTGGCACATTCACCGTTCCATTCGGCATTAGCCGTGTTCGTGTCCGTGTGTGGGGCGCAGGCGGTATTTCTGGGAATAACAGCAGCACGTCTGGCTCGGGTGGCGGCGGTTTTGCTATGAAGGTTGTTGACGTCAGTTCAGTACCGACTGTAGCTGTTACAGTTGGGACGGCATCCTCTGGCGTGAATGGCGGAACGTCTTCATTTGGATCTTTTGCTTCAGCAACGGGTGGGGTGGGGGCAGTGGCTTCTGCAACCACTGTCAGCGCGGGAGGCACAGGGGTTGGTGGAGACATTAATTTTACTGGCGGTAGCGGCGCTATTCCCTCTAGCACCACCAATGGCGGCTCAGGCGGGGTTGCTGGCGTATTTGGAAATGGTGGCATTGGAGTCCAAGGAGCTATTTCTGTTTTTGGCTCATCCAATAATTCTGGAGGCGGAGGCACCTCTACCGCAGGAACTGGACTTTTTAAGTTACCAACGACGTTGGTGTCTAACACATCTCTGGACTTTATCGGAACAGGTGCTGGAAGTGCAGTTTTAGCCACTTCAGCTACCAATGGCGGTGGTGGTCCGGGCGGAGTTACCGCCAGCGGAGGCGGTGGGTTTCCCGGTGGCGGATCATCTACACAGACCACTTCCCTCTTCTTTGACAGCTACGGCCTTGTAATTGTGGAGTATTAATTATGAAGATGGCTCGTATTACCGATGGTGTTGTTGGTGACGTGATAGTTCCGATTGAAGGCTTCAGGATTGAGGAGTGCTTTCACCCTGATCTTCTGGCGCTGTATGTCACTGTCGATGACGACGTTCAGCCCGGATGGATTGTGACTGAGGACGGCATTGTCGCACCTGAACCAGAGGCCCCCGCTGAGGAGGCGCCGGCTGAAGAGGCTCCTGAAGCGGTCATCTAATGACCCTAGTACCCGTCAACATCAATTCACAGCCCGGCATTAAACGGGATGGCACGAAGTTCGAAGGAAACTTCTACGTTGACGGACAGTGGGTTCGGTTTCAGCGCGGGCTGCCGCGTAAGATTGGCGGGTATCGGCAGATCACGAACTTCGTTGAAGGCGTCGTCAATCAGTTTCACCTGCAATCGTTAAACAACTTCACCTTCACTCATATGGGCTATGGTGAGGGTCTGCAGCGCATGACGATTGACGAAACGGGCAGCACCAGCTCTTTGGTTTCACGCGCCCCTACAACGTACACAGGCGGCCCAGAATTCATGTGGCAGTTCGACGCGCTATTCGACGGGTCTGGCAGCTCGACTGTGCTGATCGCGCACGCTACAGATGCTGCAACTGATATTTCAACTGGCACGGACTATCCCGCCTATATCGGCGACATCTATACTACGGCGCCCCTAACGCAAATTCCAACGGCTGGTGTAAGTGGTGGCATTGTGGTGCTGCACCCGTACCTGTTTATGTTTTCCCAGAACGGTTTCGTGAAGTGGTCGGATGCGAATGATCCCACGAACTTTACCAGTGGCGACGCGGGCGATGCCTTCATTGCCTCCTCGAAGATCGTCAAGGGCCTGCCGCTGCGTGGCGGTGGTCAGAACCCTGCCGGCCTACTGTGGACGCTCGATAGCCTGATCCGCGTTTACTACACGGGTCAATCCGATGTGTTCGCGTTCGATACGATCAGTTCGTCCTCTTCGATCATCGCGGCCAATGGCGTTATTGAGTATGACGGTATCTATTTCTGGGTCGGTGATGGCCGGTTCATGATGTACAACGGTGTCGTTCGCGAAGTGCCGAACAACATGAACATCAATTACTTCTTTG